AATTCCAACAAACACAATCCAATTTTCACCCTTAATTTTAATATGATGAATGTCACACTCTAAAGTTTCCGGTCTCTTTGGAGCATTAGTTTCAGCAAATTTTTTATTCTCTTTCTTTTCTTCTGTCGTGATTAAAACACCATCTCTAGACCCATCTCTATAAACAGTGAATCCTTTACAACCAGTTTCCCAAGCCTTCATGTAAACATCTGCAACAGTTTCTTTGGAAACCGAATTAGGAAGGTTGCAAGTTTTTGAAATAGACGCACATACCCATCGTTGAGCTACTGCTTGAATATCTACAGAAGCAGACCAATCAATATCATTAGCGGTAGAACCAAACCATGGAGATTCTTCTTCAGATGTCTTACCAGTCACTTCAGACCACTTAGAAAATTGTGGATGATAAACCTTAAAGACTTTCCATTTATCTCCCATAACATCCGTATAGTCGGCTTCAATTTGTTCTGATTGGTTTATTTTCTTTCTTCGGTCATATGAAACTCTAAACACTGGTTCAATCCCAGAAGTCGTTTGAGTAAGAATTGAAACGGAACCTCCAGGCGCAGTTGTAGTCAGAGCAATATTTCTCCTACCAAACTTCTTATATTTTTCTTGATAATCTTCGGGAAGGTTTGAAATAACTTTCGAAATGAACCCATGATTCTTTTCAGTCTCATAATCGTATATAGGAAACGCGCCCCGCTCTTCAGCCAACTCGATTGATTGTTTGTATACAGCCAACTCCAATGCTTTATAAATTTCTTCTACAACTTTTATAGATTCTTCTGAACCATATTTAATTCCAAGGGCGGCCAAAGTATCGCCAATAGCAGTAACACCAGTCCCACATCTTCTACCATTGTTGCAAGACTTTCTAATCTTATTCCAAAGGTTTATATCATTTCGTTTAATATCTTCTGGCTCAGGGTCATTATGTATTTTGTTTAATATTCTATCTACATGTTCAGTCTCTAAATCAATAATGTCATCCATCAAACGTTGAGCTTTTTTAGAATACTTTTCGAAAGAATCGTAATCAAAATACGCATCTTTTGTGTAAGGATTTTTTACGAAACTTAAAGTATTCATAGCGACTAATCGGCACGAATCATATGGAGACAGTGGAAGTTCAGCACAATTTCCTACTAAAATAGTATGATTGCCCGTGCTTATTGTAAATGAATTAGTTGACTCTACATTTGTACAATAAACATCTTCAACACTATCTAATTCAATCGAAACTATTTTTGGATTATTGTTCTGTTCGTATGGAAAATTTTGTTTACTATGTATCGTTTTTAATATATTTCCAACTTTAAGATCTTTTAATAAAATTCTATCACCATTACTTAAAATAAATGTATGGGTTTCGGTAGCTCTAATAAAATCACCACTATCAAAAATTATTTTGTATAACTGTTTAGAAATTCCAGTTTTCATAAATTTAGAATTATCGACCCAATTTTCTCCATCATATATTTTAACAGATTGTCCAACTAATTTTGAAATTTCCACTTGATGTATTTCAACCAAATTAGTTATTGGATTAAGCGCACTAACCAAAACCTTAGTATCATAGCTCAGGCAAGGATTTGTAGATTTTGATTCATATTCTTTATATGCATCGGCGGCACCATTCTTAATAATGTTGTCCCAAAAAAGTATTCCCGGCTCGGCTGATTCCCAAGCACTTTCTATAATTTGATTCCAGATATGTTTAGCGTCTACTTGATGTTTGATCTTAGGAGTCTTTGAATCTACTGGCCATCTTTGTTCATATGTCGTTTCTGATTTAACGGCATTCATAAACTCATCACTAAGTCTAATTGAAATATTTGCGCCAGTAACTTTGGTCTTATTTTTCTTAATTTTTATGAAAGTTTCAATCTCTGGATGATGGACAGATATAGAGATCATGAGGGCTGCGCGCCGCCCAGCCGTTGCAACTTCTCTTGTGGTATTAGAATATCTTTCCATAAACACCGCTATACCATCAGTAGTCCGGGCCGCATTTTTTGTAGGTAATCCTTTAGGTCTAATTGTAGAAACGTCCAGCCCGGCCCCACCACGCCTGAGATACACCTGAGTTAATTCTTGGTCCGCTCTTAAAATTCCACTATAAGAATCATAGGGCGGATCTATTACGAAACAATTAGAAAGACTCGTCAATTGTGTATAATTACCGATCCCGGCCATAGGAGAACCTTGAGGAACTATGTGTTGGAATTTTTTAATACTTTCATAAATTTCTTGTTCAGATAAAGGATTGGGATATTTCTGTTCAATTCTTGCAAGTTCTTTAGCAAGTCTTTTGTGCATATCGTCTGGAGTTAATTCTACTAAATTTTCATTATCATCTCTTAGTGCATACTTATCTGCGAAAACTGTTGCTGCTAATGTATCACCATTAAAATATTCAGTGCTCTTTTCAATAACTTGCTCTCTAGTATACATCCAAATTTCTCCTTATAATATCTAAAACTTTCTAAAAAACCCTAACAAAACCTAATCAGTTCAAGTAAAAATATCTCGTTCAGTGATTACGGTAAATTCCATCCCATGGTTTCCTGCCCAAATTTTCGCGGCTTCCCATTTGCAAGCGTTCTTCAAATATTCTTGCAAAGCTTTCATAAATTTATTCAAAGCCTTTTTAGTTTTTCTTTTAGGTTCTATCGGCTTAATTGTTTGTGAGTATGGTTTAATTTCAATCAGATACGTCACAAGTTTCCCATCATTTGTTTTAATTTTTGCGGTTACATCAGGAGTATATTTGTGAACGTTAAAATCAACCAATACTTTTTCGTGTTCAGGTGCAGAATCAGGAACCGAGAATGTGTATGGGATTGTGTTATCTTCGTAAGCCCATTCTAAAACTTTTGCATTACAATCACACCAATAGAATACACGCCCTTCGAAAGAACTTTTATAAACTGGAGGCTTTTGCCCGGTGTATTTCTGAGGGTTCTTTAATTCGTATAAGCCGGTCTTGTAAACTCTATTGTTCTGTGTCATTATATCTCTTCAAAGGTTGTTCTGTAAATTTATTTAGAACACCTGAGTTTTTAAAAAGGCCAAACAAGGTCTTTATGTTTCAATTCACATATCCGCACAAAATATGATTACTAATAATTTATCGTTTGATAGACCACACAAGCCCACGATAAATTATTTTAGAATATTACTCCCAACACAGCAAAAGTTCTTTATTATTAGAGATCGGGATTTGATGAAGTTCTACAGAAAATCCTTCTTTCAAAAAATGTTCTGAAAGTTTCTCAAATGCCGAAGCAATATTTTCGTTCCATTCATCTGTAGAAAATTCAGTTTTATAAAGACCTTGTTTAGCCTTTTTCGAAACATCTTCTAAAACGATTTTAAGAAACTTTTCGAAATAGTTCCTCTCGTTTTCTTTAGATAATTTCTTCATTTGTATCGCTAGTTTCATAGTTCACCTTTCTTTAAAAATATTTACCAACTAATCTCAAAAACTCTTTGTCTAGTCTGAGGAATAAATCTCAAATTGATTCTAAATTCTTCCCGACTAAAATGGTTCTTAATAATTTGAAGTTGATCGTCTGGGACTCCTGCAATATCTAATTCGGCATGTCTTTGTTTATTTCCTGCCTGAGTTATTAAAGCATCTTCTATAGTTTGAATCCATCGTTCTACAGCTTGCTTATCAACTTCTTTCAAAATCATATTCAAATTATCTACTAATTTCATATTACATCCTTTTTTAAAAACTTATGCTGAAATATTTTCCGAAAGTTCTTGTATCAAACATCTCAATTTTGAATCCTTCTTTTTCGAAAAATTCTTGCAAATCTTTTACGATACTTTCCGGACAATTTTCTAAACGATATTCAATTGATGTGTAACTTTTTATCGCCGCATCTTTTAATTTGTTTATTATGTCTTGCTTCTTTTGGTCGAACAATATTTCAGGATTTTTCTTAGATTTTTCGTAAAGTTTTTGCACTTCTTTTAGGATGGATTTCATGAATTTTGGTGGCTCCAAGAAATTTCAAATTTTATTGTTCTTTGTTCATGATATTGATATTCTGTAACGTAACCATGTTTCCTTAAAATATTACAAATAAGTTTTGCTTTTTCTGTTTGTCCATTAAATTCTAATTCGGCTATATAATAACAATTAAATAATTTATCGGAAATTGCAACATATATACATTTTTCTATATTGGTTAAAATTTGTTCAATCTCACCATTATCATAACTTTGTTTATATGCTTCTTGTGCAGTAATCATTTTAACATCCTTTCCAAAAAAGTTTTCCCAAAGTTTCAGAATAATCTTGCATCTTTTCTACCAAATTTCCCATCCTGTGTTCTATTAAAAAGCTCATGAATTTTCTTCCGTCAAATTTTTTAGTATTTGGTTCTCGCAAAGCTTTCAAAATCTTTTCGGAAATATCTTTAGGAATGAATTTCAAATCAATCAGTTCAGTATTTCTTTGAAGATTTTTCTTAATTTCTTCTGGCTTTAATTTATATTTTTTAACAATAGCTTCTACATTCTTTTCTTCCTTCAAATATTCTTCATCATATATATTTGAAATTAAATCAGAAGACATAATATTCGCGACTTTTACTTTACCACATCTAGGAACAATTGCTGGGATGTTATCATTTTCATCTCCACCAATAATTTTTTGTTCTAGACTAATTTTAGGATTCAATACGTTTACCATTTGTTTCTTTTTAGGTTCGTATTGTTTTACATTTTTGAAAACTTGCAATTGATGAAAGTCTTTGTCTGTAGATATGATTGTAATCTTTTCTTTAAAGTTTTGACAAAGGACTGCAATAATATCGTCGCCTTCTATCCCATCGAATTCTAAAATTTCCAAATTGCAAAATACATCTTTCAAATCTTTTAAGAATGGATTAGATACTTTAAAAAATTCTTTGAAATCAACTTTCGAAAGTTCTCTAGCAATTTTTCTATTAGCCTTGTATTCTGGATATATATTTTTTCTCCAGGAGCCTAGCTTAGAATCAAACACTATAATGAATCTGGTTGGTTTATGTTTTTCTACCATGAATTTTAATTCACTCAAGAAAACATGCTTCCAATAGATAAATCCAGGATCTTCAGTCTTTTTTTTTTTATTTTCAGCATGAGCAATGAACACAGTTCTAAAAATTAGATTATGTCCATCTAGAACTACTATGTGTTGGTTTTCTTCATTTTCGAAAAGTGGTGGCATTTGGACCTCTGCTAAATAACAGTATACTAAATTTAATCTAGCTTGTCAAGGGG